TTGTTTCGGGAATGCTTGAAATTTTTTACCGCCTAATGCCATAACATTTTCTGTTGCAGGGTCTAATGGCTGCGGTGGCATTGGTGGAGGTAACAATGTGTCAATATCTTTTACACCCAACGCCTCATACATGTGTTTGTACGCATGATAAATGTTGTGCATCTGTGGATTTGACATTGCCAGTTGTAATTCTGATTGTGCAATACTAATTCTTTGTGTTTGTGAAAAGATGTTAGGGTCTGCTACAGGAATAATATCAATTTTGTTATCAAAGTCCGCTACAAATATTTGTCTCTGTCCACCAACAACATCATATGGATATGCTTTTGGTAAGTACGTTGCAAACGCAGTAGCCATTAACATAAATTCTTGTTTCATTGATGCGTATAAACGTTTATGTATCGCTGACATAACCCGCGATCCACGCTCCAAGAGCGCAACTGTAGTGCCCACGGCTGCCGATTGATTACCATCACCCACTTGCATATCAGCAATGCTCGCGAACCGCTGACCGGACTCAACAACAGAACTTAATAATTGTAAAAGTGTAGCGTCTGGACCTTTAAACGGTAAAGGCATAAACGCATCTCTAAGGTTTCCACCAGGTGCATCAACGTCACGGAACTCGCCCGGCTGCAACGGTTGAGCTTCGTCTCTGACTCTAATGCCTCGCATTTTGAATCCGGCTGGTAAATTTGACAAGGTGCCGGCATCGAGAAGTTGTCTCAACGCAGCGGTAGCAGTCCTTGATAGACCGCCGATCATGTGTATTAAGCCGAACCCATAAAAACCGAGTCCTGGTAGAAATTTGAAATGCACAAAATAATCTTTTCGTCTTTTTCCTGGATCATTTGGTGCAAAATTACGTCTGATTGATAATACAGTGCTAGTATCTTCTTCGATAGTTACAATGTAAGGTAGTTTAAATCCTGTTGGTTCTCCTGTTTCTGGGTTCATGTCTTCAAACCCTTCAATGTCTAAATCAACATGACATTCTAATAATGTATGTATTTCATCAGAACCACTTTTAGATGTTCCTTGGATATTATCTTTTTTGTCTCTAATAACACTACTGTCATCATCAGAACCTTCGCCTACATCTATGTCAGAATAAAAACCTGTTATTTGTTGTCTTCTTAATTCATTAGCAGACATTTTAATTGTATGAATAATTGTATCTGCATCATCTAACGACGTTGCGTTGTAAGGAACAACTAAATCTTCTGCTGGTACAAATTTAGAAACACAACGACCCATTGATGCATCGTAATAGATTTTTTTAAATGTAGAACCTGATAGCGGTAAATTAAATAACATCTGATCAAACTCTGGCTCGTACTCTTTCATTTCGCACATAATTTGATAGTTCATAAAATCTTTAACACGCTCTGCTTGTTTTTCTCTAATGTCGTCTACCATACCAACAATCTTTGCTCTTACAGGACCATCAGCAGGTAGTAATTCTTTGTACGCTAGTGATTGGAATTGTGTGACAGCTTCTGCAAGTACAGGATGTGTCGCGCCGCTCGCACCTTGGAACGGGTCTGATCTGTTTTCGTATTTAAATCCTAAAAGGTCTAATCCTTTTTTGTATGTGTCTTCCCACTCAGATCTAGAACTTACATACTCATCATAATTATTTTCTAAGTCAGATGAAATTTCACTTAACACACCTTCTTCTAAAAATTCTGCTAAGTTTGCATCATGTTGTTGCCCACCAGCCATAGCTTCTGCTGCTGGATCAAAGTTTATTTCTGCTCCACCATCATCAGTCATTTCAACATCAACATCACCACCTTCTTGAAACTCTGGTGGTTGTTCTGCCATCAATTCTACTTCTTCATCGTAAACTGTTTTTGGTACTTTTAGTTGGTCTTCTAGTGCTTTGTCTATCGCCATTATTTTCTCCTAAATAAACTTCCCATACCATCAGATGCTGGGCCTTTTAATGGCGGTACTGTACCACCGTTTGCTTTTTTTGTCTTTGGTTTAAATGGTATTATTTTTCCTGATTTTGGTTTTACTACAGTTTCTTTAAAAGCAGTTTCGTTTGGAAATTTATATTCATCAAATAAATATGATCTAAAGTTTTGATAGTCTGCACCATCAACATCCATAGCTTTTAGAGATTCATCTATTTGACTTAACATCTTACTTCTTGTTGCTTCAGGTAACATGCTATAGCGTTCTTTGGAAGCTATCTCTTCATACAAGTCAAATAACTCTGCTTCAGGATTACCTTTCGGTCCTTGAACTTTATTTATTTTATATAATTCTACATCAAAATTTTTTTTCATTGCTGTTTGAAATTCATCCATACCAGTCATTTTAACATTTTGTTTGTAAGTTTGTTTTTGACCAAAAGGTTTTATTCCTTTGTTTACAAGTTTCGCAACACTTTTAAATGCAGCAGGTATACCACCCATAAACATTCCTACACGGCCACCCTTATTAAAATCGCCTGCACCTTCTCTATATAACATTTCAAGCACGTGGTCAGGCAGTTCTTCACCTGTATTGTAAAGGTGGTCTGCTCTTATTTTTTCTATGTCAATTAATTTAAAAAATGCAGTTTTTTGTTCTGGGCTATAGCGTGGTGAGTCTTGTACCAGTGACTCTAACTCACGTACTGTTTTTGCATCTAGTGGTGTTGCTTTTGTGCCATCAGCTCTGTCTTTTAATATTCTTTCAAGGTCTGTGTTTGGATCTCTTATAACATTTTTAAATTGTTGTGCATCAGCAGTTTTAGATGGGTCCATACCCATTCTTGTTTTTGGTCTCATTAACATCATTTCGTCTACGTCTTTAGCTACATCATCAGGTGCTCCCGCTAAACCTCTTTTAAATAGTTTCTTTAAAAGTCCTCCAGATAATAATCCTACACGTCCACCGTCTGCTTGTTTGGTTCTTGCCATTTTAAGTTTTCTTATCATTCTCTGTAATGCTTCAGAAGGCTCAAAGCCATCATCAATTTCACGCATAAACATATCAAGTGCTTCAGTTTTTAATTTTACTTCATCCATTAAGAACGTTGATTCATTCATCATAGTCCCTGCTTTTGTTTCCATGTCTTGCATAGATTTTAAAATCCTATCTGCTTCATCATCTACGCTTGTTGCTCCTGTAATACCTTTGCGTTCTGTAAAAGGTAATTCTCTTAATCTTTTTGCTCCACGTGCCGTGTTTAGATTAATAGTGTCGTCGCCTGACATTCTAATTAAGTCTTCTAAAACTTTGTCTTGACGACTTTCACCTAAACGTGATTTTGCAAAATCAGTATATTTTGGATCTTTCATCATTGATTGCATAACTTTAGCCTCAAACATTTGTTCGTCTGACACAAGTTTATTTTTAGGAGAACCTTTTAGTAATGTCGATACTTCACCAAACTCTTGGCTAGTTGGATTAAAATATTTTCCTCTGTCTTTAAATAAAGATGCAATTCCTTCTATTGCTTTTTTAACTAACTTGCCTTTTGCATAACCTGCACGTCCACCGTTTGCATATAGCTGTGTTGGTAGTGCTTGATTTTGATTTGACGATTGAAAATTTTGTAGTTGTGTTTGTAGTGCTCCTGTAGCATTACCTGTTTGAGCATTTTGTAATTGACTATCAAAAGCAGAAGCAAAAGGAGTAGAAGCCCCGGGCCCCGATCCTTGTTGAAATGGAGATTGTGGTTGCTGTGTACCAATATAAGTTACTGGATTTACCACTGGTGGTTGTACTTGTTGCTGTGCATCAAACTGTGTGCCAATATTAGTTACTGGGTTTACTACATTTACTGCAGGCGAAGATTGTTGTTGTACTGGAGCCGGTGCTGCTGGTGCTTGTTGTACTGGAGCAGGTGTCGGTGAACCAAGTACGCCTGCATTATAACCAGGAGCAAGTGAAGCTGCAAAATCGTTTATATTATTCGGTGCTGCAAAAGAAAAACCAGATGGAAGACTACCCAAACCAAAACCAACGCCTCCATTAAGCATACTATTAACATTATTAAGTTGGTTTTGTCCTTGTGGTGACAAACTTCCAAACCCAAAACTAGGTGCGTATGGCCCAGAAAGTAAACCGCTTAAGTCTCCAAAAAATGAACTGTTCATTAATAATACGTCCTTTGTTGTTGTGGTAGTGGCTCATCCTCGTAATCGTCGGGATGGTCTACAAAACCACCTTGTCTAAATCTCATTACCGCTTGAGTCATACTATCCACTAAGTCATCGTGTTCACCCAATGGAAATGCAGCGCATTCCTCAATCACTTCCTCTGCCCACTTCGTCTCCGGTGCCCAAATCATACCAGACTCAAACAAAGGTGCAACAGAGTTTATTCTAGTATGTTTATCATTTCCTTTACTCGGTGTAAAGTTAATAACGGGTATACCCAGCTTACGCAATTCATACGTCAAAGGCAAGCCCGAAGCTTTGGCTTCTACAATTACTGTTTCTGGTTTCCAATAGTCATATTGTTCTTTTGCAATCTTTCTAAGCTCTGGAAACTCGTATCTATCCTTGATCATATCGACCAACATAAGCATTGGCGGGCTATCATCGTCTTTTTGGAACACGCCCCACGTGGTTATGGCGCTGTAATCGGCAGTTTCTTTTTTCATAAACGCCGTGTCATAAGACTGTATAACATGCATCAGCGGTGGTAAATCGTCCTTTTCCCACACTTGCCACCATTCTCGCTTTATAATACTACCTTCTGCAGCAGTTGGATTTTGCTGGTATTGTGCGTTC